CGTTGCTCATGTCCTAACTGTAGTAACGTGATAACCATCCACCGCGGCCCGAAAGTTCCCAAGTGATTTCATTCTCGTAGACTTTGCCTCGCTCCCGCGAACGGATTCCAATATTTAACCAATTTCTCCCAGCCGCAACTTGTGGCGGGTCGCCTTCTGGGTTGTCTATCTTACCAATATCATTTAACCCGGTCGGTTTTTCTTTTGAGATCCATCGCTTTGACCAGGTCACCCTGGGCTCACGGTAGGCTTCAATTCCTTTTTTAGTGTCGTTATACAGCTCGAGCTTTTCATTCGCCCACCCTGTTGTATTAGGCTCTTTTACTGTCTTACCATCTTCTCCCCTCGGCGGATTCGTTGCAAGCTCGACCGCCTCAAGGATGTCCTGGGCAGTCAAAGCATTGTAGCGGTGATGAGTCGAAATCGGTTCCTCGCTTGTTGAGATGTCTAAACTATACTCCTCTTCGGGCTCATCCGAACCATCGAACCCAAACGAAGCCCCGGCATATCCCGCGGTGATTTTGGCGAGACCTTCCTGGAAGATTTCAAAAGAAACAGTCTCGAGAGCTAGGTAAGGAAACTTTGGATGCGGGCTCCCCTGGCGAGGAAGAAGGCTCAGGAGCTCGCGCTCGGTGCAGTGATACATTTGCGTCCCGGTCCAAAGCCCCGCGTTATCCTTCGAAGCCTTGAAGCCTGGCATCGCGACCAGGTTCCCAGGATGATATATTTTGTTCGCCATCGAAAAGGTTTGGTTTGTCAATTAGCCATACACCGCGGTCTGACCGTTCCCGGTATTAAATGCGATGTCTTTTAGAAGCTTGTTGCGCTCCTTATCCATTCTAAAAATGACGCTTTGGCCTCGATTGCCATCACCGCCAATTCTTCCAAGGCTCGAGACTATCGGATTTAGGATTTTGAAGCTAAAGCGGTCTTCTTCTTTTTTCTTTTCTTCTTCTTTTTTATCAAGACCAAACAAAGATGCCCGAGACGGATTCCCGACGTCGGTGATATTTGGACGGTCAACTTGGCTTGAATTTTTTTCTCTTTCTCGAACTGCTTTTAACAGCGGGTCTATTGCGTCCTTTAAATTTTTTCGATGCTTTTCTGAGTCCATTAACTCCGGCACGAATTTTTTAAAGTCGCTAAAAATAGCTTCTTGCCCACCATCAACCCTATCAAAAGCATCCATGGCCTCCTTGATAAGTTCTTTTTCTTTGTTCTCTAGTGCTTCCCGTCCTAATAAATTTGGCATACTTGGAATGTCGGGGAAAACTGTCTGAAAAGCACCTAGCTTCATGGTCTTCAAAAAAGCTTCCATTTTGGAAGACGAAAAGATTCCGCCGATGATTTCCCCAACCCCGGCCGCGGCCCTCATAAGAATTTCGCCCGCTTTTGCAAATCCTTGAACGACAGCATTTACCAAAAAGGAAGCTCCAAACAAAAAACTGTTTTTCAAAAGCTCTCCAAGAACACCCGTTTTAAATGCTTCTGTAATAACTAAAACAGCTTCTTTAATATTCTGACCAAACCTTTTGGCGGCCTCACTATTTTCATCCACTAAAGAAATTAAAGCGTTTAAAACTGGCTTTAGTGAATCCATCAAGCCTACTCCGATATTTCTGACTAAATCGTTAAGTTTGCCGACTAAAGTTGATAATAATCCAGAAAATGTTTTTGATTGTTTATCAAGCATCCCGGCAAATTTACCTCCGCTCCTAGACATATTAGTGAAAGCTTTTTCGAGCTCCGGAAATCCGACCTTTCCGTCAGAAACCATTTTCTTAATTTCTGAAGTTGAAACCCCCAAAACTTTCGCAAGTTCTTTTTGGATTGGAATGCCTCGCCCAGCCATCTGATTGATGTCTTCACCAAAGAGCCGACCGCTCACTTGAGCCTTTCCGTAAATTTCTGCAATCTCACCAAGTGGCGCACCAATCCCCGCCGCGACGTTTCCCACTTTTTTAAGAACGTCGACGACCTCGTCGGCTTCAGTCCCAAAAGCAATCAATGCACGACCAGCCGAAACAACCTCATCAGGTTTTAAAGGAGTTGAGTTTGAAAACTCCATCAGGGCTTCAATAGCTTTATTTCCTTTTTCTGCGCTCCCGGTCATCACCTCCATCGCAACCGAGACTTGTTCCATTTCCGCGGCAAGCTTTAACCCTCGGAAAGCGGAACCAATCGCCGCAACCGAACCCGCGACCGCCCCGCCAAGAGCTAAATTTTTTGCCGCTGTTCCTAGACCCGAGAGCATTCCTTTTGCTTTCGATACTGCTCGGCCTAGCCCAGTGGTGTCTCCTCCGACTTTAAACGTTAATGCCGCCATACTTTAGCCCTTGGTTGTCAATCTTTAAGACCATGTCTGGATCTAAGGTCTTGGAATCCATCAAAAAGAGAATCTCTCTTTGCCTGGTCCCCTTCCTCGAGCTCCATTGTCGTTCCATTCGCCACCGATACCGCGTGGAGGTATCGAAGACCTCTAGCATAAGGAAGTTCCCACAAAACAAAATCATCATCCCGACCGGTCACCGGGACCAGGGCAGAAACATAAGTTGCCCACCAGGGAGCCTCGTCACCTGGCGGGTTAATTAGGCTTTCGAAGCCCGACGGGCTCTCTTTTTTTTTGGCACTGCTCGAGCGGATGAGATTGCTTTTCGCTCGGCTTCGACAACGTCCCAAAACTCCATCAATGTTTGATCCTCGAGGTCAAACCCAAATGCCCTAGTTGCAATCTTCCATTCTTCATCGCTGAGGATTGAAAGCTCCGCAAGCTCTTCACCGCTCGAGACGCTTACCATGAAAGCCTCAAAGACGTCGAACGAGTCGACCGAGTCGCCTTCTTTTAGATTCCCAGCAAAAAGCTTGTTTCCTTTGTCCTCGAGGAGAGCGATTCGCCCCGCCGTGAGAGGGTAGAGCGTATGTGAACCCACTTTCGGACGTTTCGAGAAAAGCGTTAGCACCAAGTTTTTGTTTTTGGTCTTACTCATTTTGACATCCTTCCTAAAATGATTTCCTCAGTCTCGGCTGATGCGTCCAGGGGAAGCATTGCAAAGCTTTTGCCTCGGCTAACCCATCCATAGGGAACCTTCTTATTGATAAAATCTAAAAGCCCCCGGTAATTCTTAACGGCCGCGATGGCATAGGCAAAAGGATGGTCTGGATTCTTCTCGACCCAGTCATTTCCCTGGGCCCAATATCCAAGGAGCTCTCTAGTCCTAAACTTCCCGCAGTCAGAGAGGGGCTTGAAATAGAATTGATACGTTGACCCGCTCAAGTGCTCGCGAGTGATTATCCTGCATGGTTCCGCGTCTACCGGCTCAATTCCAAGCGCCATGAGAGCCCCGGCAAGAAGTGAATCCCTGGTGTCGAAGTTGGCTTCGTCGCTGTTGCCGCCCATCGAGACGACCGGGCCGCCCCGTTTTAAATTTTGTTCTGTCATCGATGAGCGTTAACCTGTCAACCAAGACACAAAAGAGCGGCCGCCGGGAGATGAAAGACACACACAGAACCCCGGTCGACCGCTCGATTTGTCGGTGAGAAAATTATTGGGCCGCACCCATGAATGGTTTAAAGACTCCGGTAAGGTCTAGGCTCTTAAATGCCTTATTTCCGTATCCCAAACTTACCCCGGTAAGGATCGTTTCTCCGGCGTCGTCGTCAGAAGCTCCGTTTACAAAGCTGGCGGCGTCGATAGAATTAGCAACTGCAAGAGAGGCCCCGAGATCAGTAGAAAAAGCACTTCCACCAGTTTTAATAAATCCGTTTATCGAAATCGAAGCCGAAGCATTTGTAAACCCTGCCGCGACATCATCACCAGATTCGTCAGGAAGGAAAGTCTCGTCGATACTGTAACCGACCGAAAGGTCTTGGGCATACATACCAACTTCCGCGGTGACTCCAAAAACAGCCTCTCCGTAAATCTTTGCGCTCATACCCCGCGGAATGCCGTCAACCTTTAGGACGGGTCCAGGCCAACAATGACCGCCGAGAATCCCACTCGGCCTAGGAGAAACTTGTCTTCCTGGTCGAAATGTCCGTCGGTGGTTCGAAGGTCAAACACTTTGAGCTCATTACTTCCCAGGCCGCGAGCGTTGGTTGTGTCGTTCATCCAATCAATGGCTCGTGCTCGAAGCGCATCATTGACCTGGGAAAGCTCGCTCCTTTGCGTGGCGTCCGCGACGTCGCGATTTCGAAACTTTAGTATTACTTCACCGTCGAGCTCGTAAACTCCATCTAGGGCTTCATGCTCAACCGGGTCTTGGGCGTCTAAGATCAAAGTTTTCGCGTCTTTAGTGCCGCCATAATCTCGAAGCCTAGGAGTGAGCCCGAGCGAAAGGTCTTGATTCAAAAACTCGCCCAGGGCGACAAGGAGCCGATCAGATACCACCATGCAGAGAACCCGGCTCGTCAATCGTCAGCGGTTAATTTTGCGCTCGGCCTTTTTAAGCTCGGCCTTCACTTTTCTTCTCAGGACATTTCTCAAAACGCGATCTTTTGACCTCATCACTCTTTTGATTCCCCGCTCTCCCATGACTCGGTCACTGGCAATGTGAGCGGGCTCTGCCTTGAATGTCCAAATTGCTCCAAAAATGCTTTTTTTCCGCCGAGACGACCCGGCTGATTTCCATCGCTTGACCCACGGAGAAAACCTTCCTTTTAATTCAGTTGGATCGCCACCCATCACAGATCCTTTTGCGGCCCCCACAAGCTTTAAGACCTCGTCCTGATACATTCTATAAATGCTTCCTAAAATCATTGCCTCACGACCCTTCCTGGTTCGTCCTCGACTCCCTCGCCTAGACTGGTGAAACTTTCGAGCTTCCGAAACCGAGGAAATGACTCCACGCGATCCTCGAGCGGATTCCGGCATCACTCGAAAAATGTTTCTAAGATCTTTTCTGACTGCTCCCTCACCTTTTTTTAAAGCTTTGTTACCTATTCCAAATGGCTGGACGTTTCGGATTACCGTATCTCGAACCGCTTTGGCCGCATGGTTCGCAAATTTACCAGCGGAAAGACCAAGCTTCTTTCGAAACTTTTCGGTTTCTCTGGCGAGCTCGCGAGCTCCCTGGACTTTGACCTTGAGCCTCATTTTTTGGCGTTCTTGCCATACTTGAATGAATCCCAATTTGACCCACGGTCTTCATTCGCCTCGAGCCATTTGTCACAAGCCTCCCGGACCTCATCGAGAAGCCTGAGAGCTTTAAACTCGACCCCGCAAAACCTTTCCATTCCGGCCTTGTAACCAGTGCCGCGGCCCCGCTTTTTGTAAGCCACTCCTTCTTGATTTCTGCTCATCTTTTTAGACTGTTTCAAGTTCGACACTCCAAGCGACATCGCCAGGCTCGAGCAAACATTCCTCGACCCGATACTCGACCGAATCCAAAGTGACCGCGGTTTCCCTGGGAAGCCCAGCGGCCGGAAGGTTAGCAGTTCGAACCCGAACCATGACGCGGCCCTCGTTCTCGAACCCACCGGGCTCGGCTCCCTGGACGACCTCGAGCCCAGACCTAGAGCAAGCAAAGGTCGAACCATTGTAAGTCATCGAACCAGGAAAGACGCTTTCGAGCGATTCCTGGGCTTTCTCTAAAAATGCAATCCGCGACGTCGCCAAACCCATAACAAGAGCTAGGTCGTCAATCCGACCAGGATACAAAAAAGCGCGGAAGGCCCCCAGCCCTCCGCGCTTGCAATGGTTGCTAGGAATTCTAGGTTCCGTCTGTGATAATTGCTCCAGCGGTAGCGTCACCCACAGCGGCACCAAGCATTACGCTGATGTTCATGTAGCGAGTGCGAGTCCCGAGATCGGTGAAGCTTGAGAGGTAAGCGGTCAAACCTCCAGGAAGCTCGACTGCCTCGTAGAAGCTGAGAAGATCTTGGATTTCATCGTCCATGATTGGCTCACCGGAAGCGATCGCAAGAGCGTCGGCAGATCCACAAAAACCAATCACCTTGGCTTCAGCACCGGCCCAGGCATTGTTCATGCCGATCGAATCAAATCCATAAGCACCAGACTGACCAGGCAGGAACGAATCCGCGTTGGTTGGAAGGAGCTTAGAATAATAGCCACCATCAAGAATCAAGTGACGAGTCGGAAAGTCTTTGCACTCTCCCCAAACGGTCTGAAGATCGCTTGAGTCAAAGTTTGCTGCGGTTGAATCCAGAACAGCGGCCCCATAGTTTGCTGCTGTGATTGGAGCAAAAACCGCATCGCGGCAAGCGGTTCCAATGACCTGGAGATTCTTCCGAAGAAGCGAACGAAGACGATGCCCATTGTTGAGCTCGGCTTGAGTAACCTTGAATGAAATCGAGTGCTGGTTGACTGTTACGGCACGAGCGATTTTTGTGGAGTCACTGCTTGAGGTATAACTTGAGGGATTCGTCTGAGCGGTTGCGCCACCCGAAACGACTTCGACCTGGATGCGGGAGCCAGGAGCAACGGGATTGACAGCGACGTCGAGACTGAAATTGTCGAGCAATCCGAGGACTGGCCCGAGAGTAGTAATTGATTCTTCAGCGAGTGTATCCACCGCTAAAGCTGATGCGAATGAGTTTGCCATTTTTTTAGATAGTTAAGTTTTTTTCGGTTTTAGTTTTTCGCCCATTACTCCGATTGGAGTCTTTCGATTTCTTTTCGGTTTTTAGCAAAGAATTCTCTTCGTTCCTGACCTGGTTGCATTGCCAGATAAGTCTCGAGGACGTTGCCAATCTTGTTAGCATTTGGAGCCGGAAGGTCGCTTGCCTCTGCAAAGTCAAAACCACACTCGATTAAGCGGGATTCGACCGTAAGCGCGCAGCTTTCCAGTTCCTTGTTTTCGGCTCGTAAAATCTCAAGTTCATCCTGGATTTTTTCGAGCTCATCAACCCGGCCGGATAGTTCCGCCTCGAGTTTTTCAGCACGTTGGAGAGCAGCTTTCGCGCTCGATCCTTCGTCGTTCTCGGCGCTCTTATCACCCGATAGAGCGGCCAAAATTCTTCCCCAGGTCGACAGCTCGGCTCTTGCTACTTCGTCCTGCAATTCTTTTTCGATTTCCTCTTGGTCGGCCTCGATCTCGGCCTCTCCTTGGTCGTCGGATTCTTGGACCTGGTCTTCCTCGAGTGCCTCAACCTCCTCGACCTGGTCTTCCTCAAGGGCGGGCTCTTCAGCTTGGAGCTCGAGGACTGCCTCGGGAACATTCTCAAATTTAGAAACGAGCGTCTCGAGGTCGGCACAAGCGGCCGCCTTGACTGGCTCGAGAACGCGAGTTGCAAATCCATGCTCGACAGCGTCTTCACCATTCATCCAAGTTTCCGCCGCCATCATCTCGGCAATTTCTTGACGGTCTTTTCCGGTGGCATTGGCATAAAAATCAGTAACGTCGTCTTGAAGTTTTCTCATCAAAGCAGCCATGCTTTCAAGTTCGTCGGCTTCTCCGAATGCTCCTCCGCTGACGTTGTGGATCATGACGTAAGCATTTTGTGGGACTTCGATTTCGTCGGCTGACATCAAAACAACCGAACCCATCGAAGCAGCAAGCCCTTCGACTCTAGCGACAACGTGCGCCGGATGGTTTTTAATTCCGTTGGCGATGGCCCAGCCATCTAGTACGGATCCGCCCGGTGAATGTATACGCAAATCTATTGAATCGACGTCGTTTCCAAGTGCCTTTAGCTCTCGCAAAAACTCGGAACCAGAAACATCCCAGCCACCGATCGGCCCCGTAATGTCGACCCGTGCGACCCGGCCGCCTTCGTTCCGGGGCTCGAGGTCCGCGGAGTTGCTGATTTCAAACCAATGTTTTGCCATAGCTTGAGCCCAGGGCGTCAACTAGTCCACTAAACCAGCCGCGGCACGTTGTTCGTTGATATATGCTTTTTCCTTAGCCACCTTGGCCTCTTCAGTCTTCCAGTCTTTCCCCTGACGAGCCCACCATTCCTCGCGAGTCATTAGTCCCTGATCAAGAAGAGCAAGGTCGAGCTTCCCATCCCGGCCCCGGTCGATTGTCAAATCTGCTTGTGGAATCCAAGAAGTCTTCCACCAGGTCGCTTGCAACTCGGCCGGGATGACCAGGTTTCCTCGCTTCGATTCTTTAGCGGCGAAATACATCCAAATCTTTTGGCAATCGCGACGCATTCTTTCCTGCTCGTCCGCCACAAACCGGCGAGTTTCTGCCATGACAAAACGCATCCCTGGCCCGTTCATTTTTGACGCATCCCAGAGAACCTCGGGAGAAAGTCCACCGTGCGGAAGTCCCCAAGCCATGTCTCGAATAAGCCAGGACAAAAGCCCGAGCACGTTCGGATGAGGCCGCGTGTCGTTCATCGTCTGCAATGATTGACCAGGAGCAAATTCTTGGAACCGACCGCCCTGTACAACATCTTCGACGCTTAAAATATTCCCATCCGGTAAAGTTTCACCGGCCCCTAAGTTTTCAACCTCTGCAATCTCAGCCGTTTCTCCGGCCGCCTCCAAGAACCCCCTGAGATCTTCGCCAGGATCTTCATTGTTTTCGGTGTTGGCCGCTTGTTCGATCCAAGCCCCCCACAAAGCCGCCACTTTTACGGCGTGTTTCGTGTCGGCTATAATTTCGACCATATCGAGGAAGTTTGCCACCGCATGAGCAAGGCCCGACACTGACCGAACCCTCCCGGCTCTTCCTCCGATTGAATGATAAATTGAACGATCGCGAGAAACAACCTTTGCCGCTTTTCCATTCTCGTCTAAAAGCTGGAATCCCGAGCGTCCCCCAAAGCGATCCAAAAATATTCCATCATAAAGGTTTTCCGGTTGGTCGCGTCTTCCTTGACCGTCGCCGATTTGGTTCCCCTCGTAACACATGACCCGAGCCGCTCCGTCGGGGCCTGAGGCTAGAACAGTCAGGCAATCGCCGGTTCTAATTTTTGATTCTCGCACCCAAGTCTGCCAGTCGTTGAAATCAAAGTTTCCCGCGGCATCAAATGCCAGGTGATTTTTAAACCGGTTCCCGACCTTCTCCTCGATTTCGGCTTCGAAGTCGGCATTTCCGGCCTGGCTTTGCGGGTGTAAATTTCCAACCAGTCGAGCGGGTCCTTCGATGGCACGTTTTACAAATCCGACATTTTGCTCGGCCGCCTCTACCTTCCTTGAAATCTCCAGCCTTTCCGTGGGTGAGACTCGACGTTTGGGATTAAGCGACGGCATGACAACCCGGCCGCGTCGCTCGGAATGCCTGGCGGCATCCCAGGACGAAATCATTTTGACCAGGTCAGATTTTGTTTTTGGAAGCCCGTCAACTGGTCGCTTCGAGGCCGCTTTCCTAGCTTGAACTTTTTTCCCTGCCCGAGTTCCTCGCCGTGATTTTTTTGAGTCCTGCCCCATGACGCGGAGCGACTACGTCAACCGATTAGAATCCCCACTCGCGGAATC